GCAACCTGTTCCAGATACACTCTGGAAATATCATTCAGAGGATTGATAGACATCTTAATAAGTACGTACTTTTTCTTTCTTATACTTATTTATAAATTTGTCTAAAAATGCCTTACCGCCAGATTGGAGATTTTGTTTTCCTAAAGTAGATCCTGGTGTTTGTTGTTTTGCATATTTCAAATACCCAGTGGTTCCAGCAAGAGTATTTGGTTTTCCTGGAAGTCTGTATGTTTTATCCATTTTGACCTCAGTATATTCCATCACATCTTTAATCCAAGACTTAAACATATATCCCTCTTTAGTTACACAGATAAGATGATTTGTTCCTCTTCTCATCACTTCACCAACTAATCCAGTATTCAAGTTTTGAACACTGTCTCCGATTCTAAAAATGTTTCCTAATACATAATTCTCACGAAGATTTTTCATATCAAATTTTGGAGCGACTTCCCATAAAGAATAATTTTCCTTCTTGACCTTTGCCTTCTTAACTCCCATTGCTTGACGAACAGCGTTAAAAAGTGATTGTGTTTCACCATCACTCAAAGTTTTTGGAGTTCCTCTACGGAAGGATTTGAAGTCATCATCCATTACAGCTTTTCTCATTTTAGATGCTGACATTCCTTCAATACCTTCAGCATCGGCATCACGAGCACCAGCAGAGATTACACGGATTTGATCAAAGTCATATAAATCTCCATTATATTTTTGTGCTAGATTTTCAAACTCTGCTTGACGATCAGATCCAACAACAATGTTGACCGAAGTATATCCATCTTCATTTGCTGTGACTAAAACATTGAAGATAGATTTCATATCTGGATCATTGACAATGTTGTCTTCAAACTCAGGGAACATCTTCTTCATATATCCAATTTTTTTACTTGGATCCAGAGGATTTTTCTTGGGATCCTGAGTTCTTGAAGGATAAATCTTAATGTCTCCTCCACCAGAAATTCTCTTTGCAGATTTAAGAAGTTTTTCGTGCCCAACTGTTGGTGGATTAAAACGACCAAACACAATAGTGAGTGGTGGAAGTTCTTGTGGTTGCTCCTCAGGTGATTGTGCTCCTGCGGGAGCTGCCTGAGGTTGTGGTGCAGGTGCTGCTGCTTGTTGAGGCATTGGGGCAGGTGCTGCTGCTGGTTGTGCTGCGGGTGCAGGTTCTTCTGCACCACCTGCTTGACGACCATCAATGAATTTGAGTTTGCCTTTATCTGTTCTTGCTACAGTTTTTCCACTACGATCTATCCAACCGCCGTGGCCATCGCCAGTTAATCCAAGTTTCTTCGCTTGCATTGATGCTTGCGATTGTGCTGCCTCTGATAAAAATTGGAAAAAACTCTTCATATTGTTTGTTTCTATACCTATATTTATTATTTTAAAGTTAATAGAGTTTTAAATGAAAGGACCCAGGAACCTTTGATGCACTACCAACAATTGTTGCTCTTAAAGATTGTGCTGCTGCCTCATCTGCTTGTTGTTGAGTGAGTCTTTTTTGTCCTTTCTTTTTGGATTGTTCATACTTAGACTTACCAATTCTTTCAATCAATCTTTCATAATCTTTTCTATTAGTTATACCTTTACTTGTAATTGCTTTCCACAAGTCTAACACAATTTCATCAGGCACTCCTGATTTTTCAATCGCCATTGCAATTTCAAGTTTGTTTTGCGCTTCTATGTAAGCATCTTTATTCTTGAGTTCTCGGTTATTATTTGCATCAGTTCTAGCAAATCTAATTGATTTATTTTTGACAGATGGTTCAAGTTCCTCACACATTCTCTGGATATAATCAAGAGCATTACTAAATTGTGCATCTCTATCTTTACCCTTCATCTCACCTTTACTTAACATATCAGCGGATAAACTGGATTTAAATATCTCATCTCTGACTTTTTTAATTTCTCTACTTCCTTTAGCAGTGTATAAAACTTTCTCTGCGATATCCAATCCCAAAGAACCGCCTTGTGCTTGGGAGAATTGCCTTTCTTTTTTAACTCCAAGAGTTTTACCTTTTGCATTGTATCCAACATAATCATATTCTCTTACATACTTCTTTCTTCCATTCTCATCCAAAATCACCTGATCGATTTCAATATCATATTTTAAATCTTTACCACCACTACCAGATAACCCACCAGCAACATAATCTTTAGGATATGGTTTGATTGGTAATTGTGTTGCAGTAACTTTTGGTGGAGTTGGTCTTCCCATATCATCTTGAGGAACATTTACCAATCCAATTCGGGAAGAATAAACACCTTTTGTGGATGTTGCCTTTTTAAGTGATATTGGTGCTAATTTTTTCTCCTCATACAATTTAACAAATAATCTGTTTAATCCAACAACGTCCTCCAAAGCATAATTTTTTTGAACTCTTTGAGAAAGAAGCATCACCTCTCGATTATAAACAGAAGTTGTTTTTAGATATGCCTTTATTTCTCTGATGGAGGATGCATCATAAAACCAAACGTCTGATGGATTCCAACGGTCAAAAGTTCCTCTAAATTGGAATACGTTCCAAATCTTTTTTAAAAATTCTTCTAAACCACTTACCTTATAAAAACCATCTTGACGAATAATATCAAGATTTTTAGTAAAACCAACCTTACTATTCTTTAGAAAATTTTGAACTTGGGATTTCAGTGCGTTATGCCAGTCATTACTAACAAAAAAACTTTTAGCATAAGTTGCATCCATCTTTGAATCAATGTCTCTTATCTCATAAGAAAACTCTTCCAAGTCAGATTCCAATCCAAACTTCTTTAGAAATCCTTTTAGTTTATCCTTTGACCCAAACACATCAACCCAATAGTTTGCATCAATATTAGTTCCTCTTATAACAAAGTTGCTGGATTTTTTACAAATGGCATAATAAACAACCCACATTGTTTCGTTTAAAGTTTCTGCAGCTATCTTGCCTGCCATTTATATTTCATACTTATTTTAAGTATTTAGAATGGAGAATAGGAGACTCGAACTCCTGACAGCCTGCTTGCAAAGCAGGTGCTCTACCAACTGAGCTAATTCCCCGAATACAGATATTATAAAACCCACTCAACAAAATGTCAAGTGGGTTGGAGCAACCTTCCGTGTTTATTTAGTTTTCACTACGAAGTTCGCTTTTGATTTCATCCTTTAATCTTCTTCTATCTTCAATTTCTGCTGCTCTTTGTCTTTGAGATTCTGCAGATGCTCTAGATTTCTCTTTAAATCTCTGCATTTGTTCTCTTGATCTTTGACGCAACTCTTGACGACGCTTCTCTATATCTTCATTAAATTGTTGAAAGGTTTTCATCACTTCATAAGTCCAGTTCTTCTAGCCTGATCAACTCTAGACTGCGCGTATAAATCAGCTTGTCTGCGCTCTTCTGCGTCTTTTTTCTCCTTATCTGCTTTAGATACTAATTCTGTTTTGTCTGGTTCTGGAGCCTGTCTCTTTATTCCTGTTGGAGCCGCTCCAGGCTTCATCATATTCAGTGCCATCAATCCACCAACTGCTGCTGCTGCTAATTTTCTATACTCAAGAATTTCGTCTTCACTTAAGTTTGCCATAATATAAAGTGCTTCTTGATTATTGTCGGCATAACCCTCAGAAACAAGATATTCAAGAACAGTATCAAAGATATCTACTTCTTCCTTTTTCGTATTTTCTTTTTCAATGCGAGCAGACATTTTTCTAATCTGATCGATACTCATATTTCCAATACCAGTAAATCCAGATTTAGATGGATCTGGTTGCTTGGAATGAGTTTTCTTTCTCTCAGCACCTTCAGGATCTCGCTGATATCCCTCATCAACAAAAATATCAAACTGCTCATTAGTATCCTCTCCACGCGCTGCACGAAGTCTTCTATCTCTCCTAATCCTCAACTCTCTTTTAAATTCTCTCTGATTTTCATGATCACTTGTTTGAATTCTTGGTTGTGGACTTTGCTTGCGTCTACCACTTGCATCCTTGCGTCCAAATGTTTTAACTTCCGCTGCCTTTTCTGCGTGTGCTAATCCTTTTTCTCCAAACTTTTTCTTAATGCGTTTTTCAAGTTTGTCCGTTTTTGCTATTCTTTCATCACTATCATCGCCTTCAAACTCACCAGTTCTTCTTTCGGCGTATGCCTTTGTAGCAAGTTTTTGTGAGATTTCATCCAGTTGTTGAGGAGCATAAACTTCAGAATATGCTTCCATCAAACCTCTAAGTTCTTTGCTATCCATTTTACAAATACTTTTTAAATATTTATAAAAAAAGACCTCCGAAGAGGTCAAGCACCAAGGACAGCGCCAATACTATCATCAATTTGCTGAACTACAGAACGAATATCAGCAATACGAGGTGGAACACTTACTTCATCATAAGTATATCCTTTTTGTGCTTCAAACAAAACTTGACGAACTGCTGCTGCAGCACGAACATCCACTTTGATTGATACTTGTTTTTCCTTAGTCATAATGTTTCCAATTTTTGCTTTACAGATTCTGAGGTTGCTTTGACTCTATAATTAACTTTGTCTCTTCGGGAAAGTTCTGTAAGAATTTCAGCGGTGATGTCCCAAAGTTCAGAAGAGTGTCGGTGATTATAAGGCCAAGTTGCTTCACTCATAGGTCTCCCTCCACACGATTTTCAGAACGTTCAATAGTAAAAGCACCTTCAGGATAACGAGCACTCAGTTTCTCAAAGTTCATTTGAATAACTTCTTCAATAGAAATATCAAGACCCATACAGGCTTGAGAAACATACCACATAATGTCTCCAAGTTCACGCTTTAGATGAAACAAGTTTTCTTCATTTACTGGTTTGCCTTGAAAGATAATTTTCTTTACGACTTCAGTAAACTCACCTGCTTCAGCAGACATTCCTACAGCAGCAGTAAGCAGTCGCTCGGTAGGAAACTCTTGTAGTTCCAAGTCGTGAAGACGCTTGAGAAATTCACTATATTGTTTGCTGGGGTTTGATGTGGTTGCATCAACGAATTCAACATATTTGTTAAGATCAATAGTCATTAGAATTTAAATCCTTCAAATGATTTTTTAGGTTTTCTTTCTTCATAATCATACTCTTCTTCTTTTCCATTGTCAAGAATATCTTGCTGAGCAGATTGTTCACAATCATAAAGACGCATCTTGGCACGATCAATACCAATCACAAAACGTTTATGAATGGTGGGATCATTATATCGATTCTTAAGTTGTTTAACTAAAATCTGTCCAAGTCCCTCCAACTCTTCAGTGCTAATAAGGGCAAACATAAGATCAGCAGTAGCAGGAAGACCAAAGGACTCAGAAGTATCAGTAAGTTCAACATCAGAACTACCATAACCTGAGCGGGTGGTCTGAGTAGCGGAGACAATCGGGACATTAAACTCCACGGCGAGTCCCCTAAGTTCCTCAGCAATTGCCTTGACGAAAGTATAAGAATTGATATTGCTGTTTCCGCGATACCTGCTGGAAGCACAAATATTAAGGTAATCAATGAAAATAATATCAGGTCTAAATGACTTCTTAAGTGCAAGTTCATTAAGAAGTGA